TGAGTGGGGCGAAGATGGGCAACCTTTGGTTATTTATTCTGGCTCTATTACCGCTGGCGACATTGATAAGCTGCAAAGAAAGCACAAAGACTTTCTAAGCAATATGACAGTGACCGGAATGGTTGATCTGATTATTGCAAAAGCTGAAGATGTTGATGGCAAGCGTCTATTCACGCTAGAAGATAAAATGTATCTTATGAAAGAAAGCGTGACGACAATATCTGACATTGCTGGCCGTATGTTTGGCGATGTTGAAACTGTCGAGGATGCGGAAAAAAACTAAAAGACGATCCGCTGCGGCTGAATATGATGGCTTTGGCGGATCGTTTACACAAGACGCAAGCTGAAATTGAAGAATTGACGCTAACAGAACTGAATGAATGGTTCGCTTATTTCAAGGTGATAGACGATGGTAAATCAAAAACTTAACTTTGTTATCGCAGCCGTTGATAAGACCCAGAAAATATTTCGCGGTGTTGCGGCTGGTCTAGCTCGCGTTAAAAAGGCTGTTGTCAGCGTTCAAGGTGCGCTTGTCGCCTTGGGTGCTGCAACGGCACTTAAATTATTTGCAGATAAAATTGACGACCTTGCCAAAGCGTCTAGCCGCCTTGGTCTGACGGTTAATGAATTACAATCCTTACAATTTGCGGCCAGTCAAACGGGTGCGTCTGCCGAAGAACTTGAAAAAGGTCTGACGCGGTTCAATCGGTCTATCTCCGAAGCATCAACCGGCATTGGCACTGGCTTGCGGTCGTTTGAAGCGTTAGGCATCAAGGTAATGGATGCCGCTGGTAATCTGCGCCCCACTAATGAATTGTTAAATGAGGTTTCTGACCGGCTGCAAACAATCGAAGCACCGGCTGATCGCGTGCGGATTGCATTTGACCTATTTGGCCGTTCTGGTGTCAACCTTGTGAACACGTTGCAGAATGGTTCGGAAGAACTTAAAAATCTGCGTGAAGAATTTAATGCCTTTACGCTTGAACTTACACAAGATCAAGCAAACGCTGTTGAAGAAGCAAATGATCGTTTTGATCGTTTAGGGCAAACGCTATCATCTATTGGCAATAGATTGACATCATTTTTCTTGCCTAAACTAGCCGCTGTCGCTGATTTTTTGACGACCGGCTTTTTAAAGGTTCTTGTTTTTGTAACATCTGGCTTGCGTGATTTTTTAAATATGATCGTAGAGATCGGCAAAGAAGTCGGTGTGGAAATGGAAAAATTCACATTTGGCGAACAGTTAGAAAAAGATTTAAAAATTGTCATCTTCAATTCCGAAAATGCTGGCAAAGCAGTAATGGACGCGAATGGTCAAATTCGCCATTTGATCGGTAATGCTAGAGAAACAAAAAAGCCGTTAGATGTTATGGCTCAGGGTTTTGAACGTGTGAAAGAGGCCGTCGGTATGACTACCGGCAAAATCAGAGAAAGCACATCATCTTTGACTGAATACACAAAGGCAGCGCAAGACGTAACAAAAAATCTGCAAGACGCGGCAACACGCGGAGTTAAATCGCTTGAGGATTCACTTGTTGGCGTTATTGAAGGCACTATGAGCGCAAAAGATGCGTTTAAGTCAATGGCAAGGTCAATAATTAGCGACCTTATCCGCATTCAAATTCAGCAAAATATCACATCTAAAGTTAGCAGTTTTCTTTCCGGCCTTAATCTCTTTGGTGCTGGCGCAACGTCTGCCGGTGTACCGCCTTGGGTTTCTGGCTTACCAGCAAGGGCTAACGGCGGTCGTGTAACCGCTGGGCAGCCGCATTTGGTCGGTGAAAAAGGCGCGGAGTTGTTCGTTCCGTCGGGTCACGGCAAGATCGTGCCTAATGGTGGCGGTGCGGGCGGCAGTGTAGTTGTCAACCAGACAATCAACCTATCGGCTGGCGTGTCGCAAACAGTACGCGCTGAAGTGATGCAGATGATGCCGCAGATACAAGAGGCATCGAAAGCGGCTGTGCTTGACGCAAGGCGGCGCGGCGGTTCATTCAGTGCGGCATTCGGGTGATCTAAATGGCAATTTCATATCCACTAACATTTCCGACACAGACCGGCATCGCCAGCGTTAATTTGCACGCTATTAACAGCGTTGCAATTAGTCAAAGCCCATTCACTTACAAGCAGCAAGTAGTGGCGCACACAGGCCAACGCTGGGAAGCTGAGATAACTTTGCCGCCGATGCAGCGCGCCGATGCTGAGGTTTGGGTTGCGTTTTTGTTGTCTCTTAAAGGTATGCGCGGCACGTTCTTGATGGGCGACCCTAACTGCGCTACAGCACGCGGCAGCGCATCAACTGCGGCTGGCACGCCGGTTGTTAATGGCGCAGACCAGACCGGCGATAGCTTGACTGTGGACGGCTTGCCGGTTAGCGCAACTGGTTATCTTCTTGCTGGCGATTACATTCAGCTAGGCGGCGGCTCTAGCGCGACGCTGCACAAGGTTTTGACTAATGTAGACAGCAATGCGTCAGGACAGGCAACGCTTGATCTGTGGCCGCACATCCGCACAGCACCGGCAGATGACAGCGCGATCGTTGTTGCTAACGCGGTTGGTAATTTCCGGCTTTCCACAAATCAATCAGATTGGTCAATCAATAACGCCAGCTTTTATGGCATTACGTTTCCAGCCATCGAGGTTATCGTATGAGCCGCGAACTAACCCAAAGCATCATTGACAATCTTGAAGCGGCAGAGGTTCAGCCGCTTTTTGCTGTTGAACTATATCTAGACACGCAAACGCTCTATATGTGGACGGGCATCGGTGATCTGGTGTTTAATAACATAACCTATGTCGGCACAGGCCAGTTTCTTGAAATCAGTGAACTACAAGAAACCGCTGAAATATCGGCAAAGGGTGCGACTGTTAGTTTGTCCGGCATTCCATCTGAGTTGATTTCGCTGGCCATCAGTGAACCGTATCAAGGCCGCAAGTGCAAAATCCTATTTGGTTTGATTGATGCAGACCGGCAATTTCTAATGCTGGAAAACGGCAGTTACTTGCTGGCTGAAGATGGAAGCCGGATTGATGTATCGCAGGGTGCAGTTACGCCGGTTGTTGAAGTATTTAACGGCTATATTGACCAGATGACCATTATGGAAGGTGCTGAGACCAGCAGCATTGCAATATCGGTCGAAAGCCGTCTAATCGACTTGGAACGTGCGCGAATTTTCAGATACAACGATCAGAACCAAAAAGCCAGATATCCAAATGATCGCGGTTTTGAGTTTGTCGAAGATTTGCAAGATAAAAAATTCAACTGGGGGCGTGGGTGAGACTTGATGATTGGCCGGAAAGATTTGATGCCTTCATAGAAGAGTGGCGATATAGGCCATTTTGCTGGGCGCAATTTGATTGCATTAGGTTTGCGGATGAAGCGCATTATGTGCAGACAGGAAAACACATTTTTAATGATTGGTTTGGAACCTATACAACTGAATGGGGCGCATATCTAAATTACCATCGGCAGCTAAAGCGCAGCGGTCATTACAACATTATAAAGGCCATTAACAGCCGTTTAAAGGCCGTAGACTGGATTGTGCCACCGAGGGGTGCGATTATAGGGCGGGGCGACTACGGGGCGTTGATGGTTACTGAAATCGCTTTAGGCGTTGCGCTAGGTGATAAGGTTGCTTTTTTAGGTTATGATGGTCTGGAATTTTCACCAGTTAAGCCAACTGATTTGATTTGGGTTGTAGAATGAACAAGATTACGCTGCTAAAAACCACAACATCGCTGACATCTGCGGCGATGATTGCCCTTATTCCCGAAGCAGCGTATGCAATGCCGCCGGTAGTGGTCGCTGCGGCGACGGCTGCTTTGGCAAGTACAGCAGCTGCGTGGGTGATGGGGACGCTCACAGTCAGCTTTATGACTGCATTTATGACATCATTCGCGCTGAATGTTGCGCTTGGCCTTGTCAGCCAGTCGCTTTCACCAAAACCAAATGCGGGTGGTCAGCAAGCCGGAACGTCTGCGATTTTGGTCAGTGGCTTGTCGCCTGTCGCAGATCACCAAATTATTTATGGCCGCACAAAGATCGGCGGTGCTGTGGTTTATAAAGAGGCCACAGACAACAATAAATTTATGCACATTGTTGTTGCACTGGCCGGTCACGAGGTCGAGGAAATCGAAACAGTTTATTTGAATGATGAGGCTGTAACGATTGATGATAATGGCTTTGTGACTGCGCCAAGCAAATATGTCATTGAAGAAGATGGTGAAGATACAAGATATGTTGTGCGAATTAATAAGCATCTGGGAACAGCAACGCAAGCGGCAGATGAGGATTTGGTCAGTGAAAGTGCTGGCAAGTGGACAAACGACCACAGATTGCAAGGCGTTGCCTATATTTATGCGCGGCTAGAGTTTGAGGCTGACGCATTCCCGAATGGTGAGCCAAACATAACTGCAATCGTTAAAGGCAAAAAGGTCTATGACCCGCGCACCGAAATCACTGCTTATTCTGATAACGCTGCGCTTTGTTTCCGCGATTATTTGACAAGCGATTTTGGCCTAAATTCAGACGCAGATGAAATTGATGACGCGCTAATCATTACAGCGGCAAACATCTGTGATGAAGATGTGTCACTGGCCGTCGGCGGCACAGAAAAGCGTTACACAACTAATGGCGCATTTTCGACCGGCGTTAAACCGGCAGACGCTATTGATAGCCTGTTGCGGCCAATGGGCGGGATGTTGTGGTATTCACAAGGCAAGTGGCGCGTCAAGTCTGCGGCTTATGTCACGCCAACGCTGGTCTTTGATGAAGATGATTTGCGAAGCACGTTGACAATAAACACGCGGCATTCACGGCGCGACAATTTCAACATTGTGCGCGGCACGTTTAGAGGCGCAGAAAGCAACTGGCAATTTAGCGATTTCCCAGAAATCAAAAGCAATACG